AACAATATTTTTAGATTTTAGATGATTGAATATGATAGTATCCCACATACGAACTTGACCAAACACATCTTGATAATTTACTTTGCCTTCATAAGCCATAGTCAAATGTAAAGCAATCAACTGCATTTTATCTTCTAACTTATCAACTATCTCAACATCTTGAATGTTATACTCTACGAATAATTGATAGTCATTCTGATAAAACTCTTTGAAAGTATCATATGGATTTTCTAATTTGTTTTCGCCTAATTCTACTTCACCAATGTAATCTAGTTTGTAACTTTCTTGTCTAACGAATGTATGTTTACGATACAGGTCAAGATAATCTAAAACTGAAACGCCTAGAATATCATAATAGTTTTGTTCTCTATTGAATCCTTTAGCAGTTATTTTTGCACTATTAGAAGTTACGATACCCCAAGGACTAAACTGATTTACAAATTCATCGCCCATAAGATATCTAAAACGATTCATCAAATAAGGTATATCAAAGAACTTAACATTCCAACCTGTTACAATATCTGGATTGTAAGCAACCCAGAACTTTGTAAACTTTTCTATTAAATCTCTTTCGGTAGAACATTTATAATACTTTACATCATCACGGTCATTAACAAAGTTGCCACAACCGAAAACAATAATACTTTTTCTTACATGGTCTTTTACAGTAATACAAATTAAAGGTTGACTTGCAAGACTTGGGTCAGGGAAACCATTCTCACTTTCACACTCAATGTCAATTGTAATTAATCTTATTTGTTTTAAATCCCAATCGACTTTGCCTGGAAACTTATCTGCGATATATGGATATTGAAATCTTGTATTACCAAAATATTCAAAGTTAGTTACACCTTTGTATTCGTCAATCCACTTTCTTGCCTCATACATACTTTCATGTTGTATCTTTGTTACATTACGACCATCTAATGTTTTATATCCTGTTTCTTCTTGAACAGGTGTGAACAAAGTTGGTTTGTAATTTACTTTAAACTTTTTATGACTACCATCATGGTCGATACCACGAACTAGTAATCGACCTTTATGAGGCAGTACACTCGTATAGAATTTCACTATATCTGTGTATTATTAAAGTGTTTGTTTAATGCGGTTAGTTTTTCTTCAGCAGATGCTAATACATCTAATTGTTTATCCATTTCTTCAATAAACTGTGGGTGTTCGCCTATGCCTACTGAATTGTCAAAGTATACAACTACAACAGCAAATGCTGCTGCTATGTCTGCTTCGTATTTTTTCTGTAACGCCTTGAATAAAGGGTTATCTGATTGATGTGATTTTGCCATGATTTATTCTCCTTTTCATAATATTATTATAACATAAAAATGTTATGTTGTAAAGCACTAATCTAAACTATATTTGTTTGTAACCACAAATTTTCTGTCTGGATTTACCATAACATTTACCTTACTCATAAACTCTCGGTCAAATAGAATTGGCGTTCTATTTTCTCTATCATCTAAAGTAAATTCTGTTTCGTACATAGTGCCTAAGAACTCGACATCTAGTTTAATCACATATCTAGTTTCGTCATGATTTCTTAAACCACCTACTGATATTTCTTCTTGTCGAATTATATCACTTGTAATAGTTTTATCTAGTAAAGACCATGTAATTCTTTTACCATTAACTTTCATCTTGTCAGCATGAATAACTGGCATACCTGAGTTGCCAGTATCAAACTTAGCAATGATTTCACCAAATGGTTTGATAGATACAATCTCTTTAAATCCACACTCACCAGGTACTTTAACCCAATTCTTTTTGTCAGCAAAAAATTCTATAATCTCTTTACTAATATTTTGACCACTTGCTTCTTCCATACCTTCAGTACCAGGAGATGAGTTTACCTCGATAACAAATGGTGGTTCTTTTTCTCTATTCTTACTTGGTATAAAGTCAACAGCAGTCCATAGTCCATTAACTGCTTTTGCAGCCTTTAAACTTTCTTCTATTTCTAATTCTGTTAGTTTTAATTTTTCTGGTTTAGAGCCTTGTGATACATTACTTCTAAAGTCTCCTTCAACTACAGGTCGCTTCATTGTTGCTAAAACTTTGTTACCCAATACTAATACCCTAACATCATAATCTGTTTTAATATATTCTTGTAAAAGTAAATCTGCATCGGGGTCTTGTTTGCAAATTAATTGTACAATACTATCTAGTGCTTTTTCTGATTCAATAAACAATACACCAACACCTTTTGAGCCTCTTAAAGTTTTCATAATCACAGGCATTTGTGTATCTAGTTTATCAAGTGCTAGTGCTGATTTCTCAGGGTCGTTTATAAGGACAGTTTTAGGTTGTCGAATACCATAATCAGAAAGTCTTAATGCCGTTCTATACTTATCTGTACATATACTAATTGATTCTCTGCTGTTAATTACACAAACACTATGTTTTTCTAGTGAAGATACAATATCCATCCAACTGTCTTTTCTGACAACTGAACCTCTTATGACAGCGATTGTATCAGCACCTGAAACTACAAAACCTTTTTTGTCATCTTTATTATGTAATCTAAAAATGCCATCTTCGTATGAAGTATAACCACCTGTTAGTTTATACAGATAATTTTTCCATCCTAACTTGTCTGCTTCTTCTTGTAGTCTATTAGCGGTATGAAACGTCTTTGCCGCTTCAGGTTCATCTGTAATTATAACTAATTTATATTTCTGATTGCCATTGGCCTCAGTGATAAATGACTTGAATTTTTCCATCAGGATTCTTTTTTCTTAGACCCGATGTTGTATTTTGTTTCTAAGGCCCATTCATTTTTTTCTAGAAAGGACAATACTTTGATTTGACTAAGGGGAGCAAGTTCTCCAACTTCACCAATAATGTTTACTAGACCCCAATCTTTTAAAAGCTTTGCAATAGTGTTTCGTCTTGCAACATCATTTTCAGTTAGGTTTGTATTTTTACCATCTAGTGCAAACAATTCCTTGAAGTGAAGCACATAATAACGTCCTTGCTTGTGTAGAATATGACACGATTGATATAATTTCTTTTCTTTTCTTGATGCAACGCCTATACGAGAAAGTGTCTCCCGAACCTTTAAAAAATCATCTGGTTCGTTTAGAGTAATCTCTAACATGTCCTCTTGTGTCCAATTAATTTCTTCCATTTCTTCCACCTTTATTTAATTTTATTTTTATGGCAGAAATTTGTTCATCATCTAGTATATCAAGAGCGGCTTTTGCCTTTTCGTTGTTGTATCCATAATACTCTTTAACATATTCTAGATTTTTTAATTTCTTCGCCTTCAACCAAGGAGTATATCTTTTCCTTGTTCTCAGACTATTTAGTAAAAAATCGAATTGTAACTTCTTATCTAGGTGATGCATACGGTTAACTTCGTTAACAAGCATAATTGTATCTGGAAAGAATGCAAGACATTTATTAACAATGAAAGGTGAATATTTCTTTTCCCACATTTCATCATCTGTGTCCATTAAAGATTCTTTGGTCACATTTATTGCATTGAGATAATCTTTTAGTTCATACATTTTATTTATCAACCCATGTTTTAAATACAACAACAGTTCTTAGGTCATAACATTGTCGTGAAACAGGCTGTGCTTGGTGTGGTGCGTATGCTGGAAACACGATTAAACGATTGCCAATGTTTTGTACTAATTGACCATCAACAACAGTTCCACCACCCCAATCCATCTTCCAATCAAGTCTAGGATAATACATCATAGTAAAGTCACCATCATCCATGTGCATATGTGGTTCAATACCATGTGTATGTGCGTTCAAATACAATCGTTTGAATTCACTTACATTGTATTTCTCTTTAAAATTATACTTTGCAAGTGCAGTATCCCAAATAGGCATCAACCATTCATAATCATTGCTTGTTACTTCCCAAGGATTGTGACCACAAAAAACATGCCAATGTTTGTTTGGAGTTCCCTGTTGAGAATGGTAATCATACTTCCAAGTTTGTTGTTTCAAATTAAGATCGATTAGTTCTGCAAGATGCGGTTCTAATACGTTATCATATATGTCAATCATTTAATTTTCAAGGCCTCCAGCTAGTAGAGCTAATACGCTCGGTTTTGGTAATTCTCTATATGGAATTCTTTCTAAGTTTCCAGCAACCAAAATTCTTTTTTCATCACATGTATATGGTGGAACTTCATGTCTAACCCAAGCAGGAAACAAAACTAAATCTCCTGAGTCTGGAAATACATAATGGTTTCCATCTTTACCATCAGGAAAAACTAATGGACTTGAACCTTTTGGTGTGTCAATGTAATAACACCAAGACCAAACATTTGGCCAGTGAGCATGTGCCACTGAAAATTGTCCTTTAGTATACATAACACCCCAACAATCTGATGTTCTACACTTAATAGGTGTAGAACCCATCTTCTCAGCATATGGTATTATTACATCACACAGTTTCTTAAATTCAGCATGACGTTCATGCATATTAAGATTAGTTATATTTGCTTGAACAATTGT